GTGCGTACACTGCGTCTGCTGGTGATAACATTTTTGTTGATACATCTGCCGCAGCCGTTACTATAACTTTACCTGCTTCTCCTTCTATTGGAGATCAAGTAAAAATTATTGACTCTCACGGCACGGCAGCTACAAACAATATTACTGTTGGAAGAAACAGTGAAAAGATTCAACGATCCGCATCTGATTTAACAATTTCAACTAATGGAGCTGGTATAGCATTGGTGTACTATGACAGTGACAATGGTTGGTTATTAAAGTATAACGATTAATTATGGCTAACTTACAAGATATAGTAAATAGAAGTGAAGTAGGGGCTATTAAGCCTTGGACAAAAGCTACGGCTCCAGATGGATATTTAGTATGTGATGGATCGGCTGTATCAAGAACAACATATGCAGATTTATTTGCTGTAATTTCTACAACTTATGGATCTGGTGACGGATCAACAACATTTAACGTTCCTCAATTACAAGGTAAAATGCCACAAGGTTATGATGGTAGTACATATAACTTAGCAGGTACAGGCGGAGCAAATACAGTAACAGTTGCTGTAACTAATAACCAAGCTGCAACAAGCACTTCAAATCAATCGGTAACTGTAACAGGGTCTATTGCTAATACGTCTTTAACTACAGCTCAATTAGCAAGTCATATTCACGTACAGTGCGGTAATCCTGTATTTCAGGTTGCAAATGGTACAAATCCTTCATACAGCATTACATGTGTTTATCCTGTTCCTAGCACCAACAGCAATAACCAAGGCAGACAAGATTGCACTGTATATAATTCAGGTATTGGAATGCAAAACACTGGATCAGGCACTGGTCACAATCACTCGCATACCTTATCTGGTACGCTAACAGGTAACGTTGATACAAGTTTAACTGGATCTGTTACAGCCGCAGGTACAAATTCATTCTCACCTTTTGTGGTGGTTAACTATATTATAAAGCATTAGGAGATATTAATGGCAACACAAATAGTAATACAAAACGGAGATAACATTTTAGTTGATAATTCATTTCTTATTTCTTGGGCAGACAAAGGTAATGCTTGGCAAGATGCTTGGTGTCCAAACACTGTTCATGCAGTTATTTGGAACAATTTAACTGGACAAAATGAAATTCAAAGTAAAGATCCCGCTACTGGTAATATGACAGGTAATACTAATTTAAGTGCTACTAGCGATGCTGTCGGTTCAACAACAATAGCTGCTTTACTTACTTGGGCAGAAACACGAAAAGGTCAAATAGAAGCTGCTATATCAGCTCATCTTGATGCTGTGGCTGATGATGAAGCTAATAGCACAAATAATGCTTTAGCTAATTGGATGGCTTACGATTCCAATTACTCATAAAAAATACTTCTAACCAATCCACGTTATAATTGAGTGTCTGTCACCTTTTGATACAGGTGTAATAGAATGAGGAAAACAAAAGTTACTTGGAAAAACAACAACGCTTCCTGCTTTTTTTTCTACAATATGTTCTTTATTAAAAAATGCAAAATTGCCTCCGTCATAGTCATCATTTAATATAATAGAACAACTTAAAACTCTTGGAAATTGATCAGCATGATCTACATGTTCTTTATACTCTCCTTTTTGATCACCTTTATACAAAAGGTGAGTGTACCCAGTATCTTCTGTAGTAAGACCTGTCGTAAAACTAGAATGTATATCTTTATATTTTTTTAATATAGTGCTTATGACTTCATAAATATTGTCATTAAATTTATCATCCAATTTTTTTTCATAACATTTTCTATAGTCTTTTATAACTTTGTCATCTCCTACGGTAGCACTTGTGAATGTATCAAAATTAGATTTTTCTATGATTTCATTGCAAATTTTTTTATCTAAAACATTATTAAAAGATATAATGTAGTCAGTAATATTTTTCATCTATAGTTTTTTTTATTCCAATTACTCATAAAAAAATACCTCTAATCTGTAAAACTTTTCTTTTAACAGGGCCTGTTACAGGGCAAACTTTATGTTGTATGTTATTTTTAACAGCCAATAATGAATTAGGATAAGGATAAGTTACTAAAGGTAATCCTCTTTCTGTATCAACTAAAGTTTCACCGCCCCAATTATTATTCCAAGAATCGTGAATATAAAAAGAATAATTTAAAGTGTAGTTGCCATCATCATGCCAATTAATACCTGAAAACTTATCATATTCGTAATAATTTAAACTAATAAAAGAATTAAACTCATAAGGTATAAAAGGACAATCTATTAATATCTGTATTAATTTTTCAAATAATGGATCTATACATTTTTTTAACTCACCTTTTTCATATTCAATAATATTAGATTTTGTTGTAATAACGTTGTTCATTGTTATTTCATTGTTTTGTTTAAATAAATTTTTATCCCAATCTTCGTGAGAATTAGTTAAATCTAAATTAGAAAAATTAAAATTTGATATTTTTTGAAAATATTCTCTATCTAAAAATTCTCCAATTAAAATTGCACAATCGTCAATGTTTGCAATTACATGCATTATTTAAAACTTTTTTTATTCCAAAACATACTTTTGTATCTATCAATCCATTTGCTTTGTAATAAATTCATAGTTTTGGAATGTAACTTTTCATGATAAAAGCCCGACCACATTTTCCATGATTCTCGTTTAAAAGGAATTAATTGAACCATAGGTTCGCCTTTTTTTATTATAAATTGTTCGTCTTTTTTGTGTAAAATAAAAGGAAAATTAATTAGATTGATATAAGTGTCCGTATCTACAACGCCTGCAATAATTTCAAATCTAGGTTCTAATCTATTCATAGGTTTAATAAATAGACAGCTATATCCTGGTGGTGTTTTTATTAACCATTTATTGTGAAACTTACCTGCGTTTTTTCCTGCTACTTTTTTCCAAGAAGGAGGTAGTTGTGTTTCATCGTGAAAACTAAAATCTTCTGATTGCCTGTTCGCTGGAGTTACAGAAAAATCATCTTCTACTGCATCCACTACATAATCTTGATCAAAAGGTATGATATAGCCAGCAGTCATTGAATCTAAAAAAGGCATACATGTTTTAACAGTTGGATTGTGAATATTATTATTATTAAATCGTTCTAATTTTTTATATTCTTCGGGAATAAATCTTGATGCTGGTTTAGGGTGTGGCCATACATCAAGCATTTCTCCATTACTTGCACAAAATGTAATTTTTTTATTCATGTTTTTGTATAAAATTAAAAGACATTGATCTTCTAATTTCTCCTTTTATTTTAGTTTTAAAAGGCATAACGCAATGTTGATGTGCTGCTTCAAAAATATAAAAGTGTCCTACTTCGGGCTCCATCCACGTCATGTTTGTACCATTGACATCTGTAAAACCTAATTGACCATCTTTAAATTTGTGCGGATCTTTCACATCATTAATAAATTCAGGTACTTTTAAAAACATAACACTAGACCAACCAGTGTTATCATGATGAGTGTGAGGGGGATTGTATTCTCCTTCCACCATGTCATTTATCCAACAACTTAAAATCTCTAATTTTGTTGTACCTTTAAACAAATTTACTTTATCTAATGTCTCAATGTAATCGTTCATACAATCAACTATGTTTTGAGCTATTTTAGTTTCACCTATTAAATGTGTAAATTCTAATTCTGAATTAAGTCTACCCGCTAATCTTGAACCAAAATTACCTAACTGTTCTCTATTCTCTTCATACTTATTATTTAAATCATCTATAGCATCCAAAGGCATATCATATCTTTTAACTATTCTTCCAAATATTGATGTGGTTGCTGATAAATTACTCATCGTCCTTTTGTTTCCATCTTACCCAAAATTGAACACTAAATCTTTGTTCTAAAAAAGCAACATCTTTGTTATCATCAGAGCGTAAGGGAGTAATTGCATGAGATATATAAGATGGAAAAACTACCATAAAATTATTTTTATTTTCAACTTCAATAATTTTTCCGTCTTCCATAAACATCATATTACCTCCGTTCAATTTATTACCTTTGTTTAAAATTAAATTAAATGTAAATAAATTATTTTTAGAAGCATCAGTGTGCCAATTATAATAACCGTCATTATTATAAGATATTACGTGAATATCCCATGCTACATCTCTTTTTCTTATACCTTCAAGAGTTATAAAATCATATATAGGACAACCATTTTTTTTTATGTAAGAAGAAAAACCTTGATGAAAAAACGAATGAAATAATTGTTTTATATTTGCATCATGTTCTGTATTATCTTTAAAACTAATCCAATAATCTAAAGCTTCGCAGTCAACGTTATTTGTTTTTTCTTCATTTTCTTTATAAGACCATTTCGGTGTATCAAACCTACCTCTATTGTTTAAAAAATCCGTGTAAATATTTTCTATTAAACCTTTAGGTAAATAATTTTCACAAGCAATGATACTACTAGATAAGTTATAATATTTCATTCTTTTTTCTGCTCCTTTCATACCATAAATTTGTTGTCAAGAAAACAATTTATAAAAGATTGCTTGATATATTCTGTACACATGTTTAAATTAGATCTCACCCAAAAATTATAAATCAAGGAGATATTATGGAAAATCAAGAAGTATTGAAGGCTATAGCTACCCTTGCTGATAAGGTGAGTCGTTACCACGAACGTTTATTAGCAGTGGAAAGAGAAAATGAAAAATTACAAAAAGAAATATTAGAACACCGAAATGTGCCTCATATACATACAATTCAAGGTAAACCACATAGCTCTGATGCAACAGTTATGGTGACTGGTTTAGACTCTGATATGGAATGTGAAGCTTGTAGCGCTTAATTACTCAGGAGTTACACCTAACATGTCTGCTAAAGAAGGGGCGAATACTTTTACGTCTCTTCTAATTTTTTCAGCAGTTGTGGATGTTCCTGGATTATCAATATCAGCTTGAGCTTCTGCTTCTGAGTTATACTCAGCACCTGTATCTACATTTGTGAGTGTGGTTTCTGTTTTTACTTTATAATGAGGAATTTTTCTTCCGTCCTCTGTTGTTATATGTCCCAGTAATTCAGCAGGTTCAACTATCGGCATCTTCGTTTCTCCAATTTATATTAAAACTAA